TAATATAATCAGTATAAGAACCTGATTGAGAAATAAAATTTTTAGATTTATCTGCCATATATACAGCAGCTTCCCCACTATCTACTACGAGATCATAAGTAATTTTCAACATTCTTGAAGAAGCACTCGCAAATATAGTCTGAGAATTTTCAGTAATAGCTGAGATTCCGTTTAATTTATTATTAGCAACACTCCAACCAGCACTTACATCCCACCTATTATTTGGGTCTACTTTCTCAAGCTTTATATTAGATAGTGTTATGTCGGACTCATCAGTTTCTAATTTAATGTACAAGTCAGGAGCACTACTACCAGAAAATGTATAATAATAAATATGCTCATCATTACTTACGTCAACAGGTAAATCATCGTAAACACTGTAAGTACTACCATTCCAAATAGAAATCTTAGAGGCGTTATTATTTTCAAGAACTTTATATGTTAATTTGTAGGTTTCTCCTGTTACAGTGTCAGAGTTAGTGTTTCTAACAGTAGGCGAACCTACTGGGCCATAGTTAGAGAATTTTATACCCTTGAGTTGTGAGTTGTAAGTTATCGTAGTCTCACTTCCAGCGTTAGGGCTCCACCCATCTATATTAGTCTCAAAGTTACCATTATCTATCTTGTCTGGTCCAAGCTCATTGAACCCTCCGTTCTGTACCTCTTCAGCTCCTAGATCAAAAGTTCCGTTCTGTACCTCTTCAGCTCCTAAATCAAAAGTAGGGTTTAAAACTAAGTCACCAGTAATCTCATCAAAAGAATTATTTCTTATCTGCTCTTCACCTAGTGGTGCTTGAGTTCTATCAGCCTTATAGAATAGTTGTAAACCACTCCTTACTATAGACCTTAACGCTCCTCCTTGAAGAAGCGAACTACCTAAGCCTAACATACTAAGCTATGTAAGCTAGGACAGTACCTTCAGTTATACTCACTGCCGTGAATAAACCGTATATAGTTCCACCGGCAGGAACAACAACCGCACTCAAGCTATCTCCATTCACTGAAGTAACTGTAAGTACAGCATCCTCTAAACAAGTAACAGCATTGTAATGTGTTGCTAAATCAGCTGATTGACTACCTGTTAATAGATCGAAACCTTTTTGTCCGAATGTTGCTAGCTGGTGATTACCAGGGTTTGCTAAATTTGAGTAACTCATATCTTTATTTTTTAATGTTAAAACTCTTTCGAGGAATTAGGGAACATGCCCTCACATAGAATATTACATACTTAGTGAAACAGTTAAGTGGTAACTATTCTAAATAAAAATAGCCACCCGAATTGGATGGCTATAATTATAATAGTTTAAATGTATTAATTTAATCTCTTCTCTATAGAGTTAAGTACTTCCATACCTTCATCAGTCTTGAACCAAGCAGCTAGTGCTGAGTATGGGTGTTCATCAAACGGAACAGTCATTAACTTTCTACCTGTATTACCCCAAGTGAATGTTCTGTTGTCAGGCGATAAAGAGATAATACTAGCTTCAGTAGCTTTAATACCTACATTACGTAAGTGGATATTATCATCATTCATCAACTCTAAGAACAACTCTGGATTGTTACGAGCAAATAGTAGTAAATCTCTTTTAAGCTCCTTAGAACTCATCCTAGATACTTCAGATCCGATCTCTGCTCTCATAATAGCTTCAGCTTGGTCGATGTCCATATTAACTGCTGCGTTCATAGCCTCAAGTTCTAACTGTATATCTTGAACTTCTTCTTTAGCTAGCTCTTCAGGTTTATCTTCAAAGTATAATTTATTTAGCATCGGGTGGTACAGTGATAATAACTTTTGTAGTACTACTTTGTTTTTAGGCACTACTAATACCCCGTCTCTAAATATTATATGCTCAGGTCTTTTAACACCCTCCATCTCATCTACAAATACAGTCTTCTGATTCGTAGTTAACATCATCTCTCTCTCGTAACCTTTCTCTTCGTCGAAGTAGTAAATATTCTTACACGACATTATTCGAGCTACTGGAGTACTTTCGTTTGATAAAAAATAAACTCTATCCTTATACTCCCAAGTATCAGATTTTTTTGTAGGTTTCTCAATAACAGCTTCAATCATCTTGTTAGCTGCTTTAATTTCTGGTTCAACTACCTTAGTAGTTTTTGGTTTTGTTGCAATTTGCTTCTTAGCCATGATATAATAAAATAAAAATTAATAAAAAAAAGAATGTTGAAGGGCCTAAACCCTTCAACATTTTAAATATAATTTACCCCGCGTTAGTTTCTAATAAACAGAAATTATTAGCACCTTGAGTTACTAAACATCTTTCAGATAAGAAGTGCATTTCCATTGCATCTAAATCTGAAGTAGCTGCTCCAACTGAACCTGTAGTCCAAGTTTTGAAACGGCGATCTTCCATACCTGCAGCTCTATAACGAACATGTAAGAACGGACGTCTGATGTTTTTACCCATAGCTTGGTCGTAAACCGAGCTAGTACCTGCAGGAACTATAATACCAGCAGTTCTATAAGCGTTAGCAGAACCAACATTACCTCTAGTAGATGAGTCATTTAAGTATTTCCAGTCAGACTTGTAGAAGTCATAAGAACCTCTTCTGAATCCAGAGAAACCTAAGTTCAACGCCATATCAGCACTGTTGTCAAATACACCGTAAGAATTACCTGCAGCTGTATTTATTTGACCACCTAACATGTCATCGATTTGTAAAGACTGATCTCTATTTAAGAACATCATGTTCTCTTCAATAGCACCTTGCTTGTCAAATTCCTTAAGAATAAGATCAAAATCATCTAACGTGTTAGTTTGAGAAAAACCATCAGCGATAATACCTCTTTCTCTAACGGCAGCAAACAGCCCTTGAGTACCACCTAACTTGCCAGTGATAAGCTCAGCGTTAGTAGAAACTTCAGACTCGATCATAGTCATTTCACAGTAATCAGCAAAACGAACTTTAGTATCACCTGCAGCCTTCAAATACCACATGTAACCTGATTGACCTTCTTCACCTGAAACTTCAACCCAACCAATTTGAGATGCGTCAGAACCAGAAACTTCGTACTTATCTTTTAAGATAGCCATGTTGTTTCCGTAAGACTTAAACTCAGGCTCAACAGCTTCAGCTCTACCAACAGAACCTTTAGCAGCAGCAGAACCATAAACGAATAAAGTTACAGCATCACCATTACCACTAGTACCACTTACACCTAACGCCACGTAAGCTGAAGTACCTACAAAAGGAACTAAGTGCACATTATTGGCAGATAAAGTAATAGCTCCACCTACGGCAGAAGTACCAGCTACTTGAGTCTCAATAGCAGAAACTACACACGCAGCGGTTTTATTGTTAGCAGCGTGAGATACTACAACTGTATCACCTACTCTAAGACCATGTCCAGCAGGTAAAGCTACTTTACCGTTGTCTACAGTAGTACCACTAGCGGCACCATTTAGAGTACCTGCATAAGATAAGTGTAAACGACCTTGCTCAGACCAAACTACTTGATCAGAAGCGGAAGCTTCCTCAGCTCCAACTTGCTCTAAAAATCCAGATACCGTTCGGTTACCAAATACTTCAGCCTCTTTCTCCATAAGGTCTGGTAAGTATTGTTGTGCCCAGGTAGCATCAGTAGTACCTGTAAAATCTAAATAATTGCTAGCTAATGCTTGCTTGCCCGGAGCAGGAGTACCTACTGGGGCGTTTTGATTAATTGCCATGTTTTCTTAATTTAAAATTAGCGTTTATTTTTAATTCTAAGTTTGAAGTCGCTCGATGAATCACCTAGAACTTTATACTTAACTCCACCCACTTGCGTCTCGCCGTGAGTTTGTCTAGCTTCAGTATTAACGTTCTTACCTTGAGCTACAGCTCCTTTGATCGCGTCTGCTTTCCCTTGCTCATAAAAATGTTGAGCTAAAGCGTCAGCGTTCATAGCTGCAAATAAGGATTTGTGATAACCCGCTGCGTCTTGTATAGTATTATCTTCACCAACAAACTTGTTGACAAAATTACTTAAGTCGCTTTGAGTTTCTTTGACCTCGGTTTTATTCTTAACATTGTACCTAAACTTTTTGTCTCCGACATTGAAATCAAAACCTTTGAACTCTTCTCCGAATACAGTATCTGTACGTTGTCTGAATGCTTTTGTTGTAGCTTCTGTAGCTTCTTTTTGTACTGCAGAATCTTTATTGTATCTATTAAAAAAATCTATAGCCTCTTGCTGCTCCGTTGATAGATTGCTTCCAGCCTTGATCTCGTTATAGTACTTATCTTTTTGTTTCTCTAAATGTTTCCTAGCGTTTGCTACCTCTTCTTTTAGAGCTATCTTCTTTCTTTTAATATCTCTATCTGAGTCTACATCTTCATCAAACCCAAACTTTTCTTCTAGTAAGAAACTTCTTTCCTCTGGAGATAGATGTGGTTTAGACTGCTTGTAGTATTCGTCTAGAGCATCTGTTGGATCTAGTTCGTTGACATCAGTGTTTAATCTAACATAGTCGTTTATATCACCTCCAGTATCAGCCATGAAGTCAACTAGCTTTTGTATACCCTCAGGCAGTGCTTTACCAGTTTCTTTAGCTTCTGCAATAACTTCCTCGACAGTCTCAGTTACAGCTTCTACTTTTCCTTCTACAACTTGATCAACTACTTCCTCTAGTACTGGTGCTTCTGTTTCTTGTACTTCTGCTTGCGGCTGTACTTCTTCTTGTTCTTCTGCGGGTCCGGTGTTTTCATCGCCTCCCACCATTCCTGCTGGGTCAGTTGTTGTTTCTTCAGTTTCACTTACTGGTGGTTTAGTTAAGTCTACTTTGTAGACTTCTGGCTCTTCGTTATTACTAGAACCTAGGTTTACTTTTGTTACGTTATCCATAATATAATTTTATAAAATAATTAGTGAAAGGTATTACATTCCGAATTTACTCATACCAGCTCCACCTGTTAATACATCATTACCTGATGATTCAAACTTTTTAACGGTTTCACCTTCTTTTATTTGCTTTTGTGTTTCTAGTTTTTTATCTTCTCTTATATCTTTTCTATCATCTTCAGCTCCTTTAAGACCCATACTAAGCTCGTACTCCAACCTCATCAACTCTTTCTTAACTTCAGCCTCTCTTTCTAGGTACTGCATTTTAAGTTCATTCTTAGTCTGCTCTAACTGCGCTTCAGACTGAGTCTTAGCTTGGTTCTTTTGAACCTCTGCTTGAGCTGCTGCTGCCTGTGCTTGTTGGTTGGCTTGTGATTGAGCTTGTATATTTTGCTGTTGCATCTGCTGATCTCTCTCAGCTTTCTTCTTACGTTTAACCTTTAGTAGTTGATTAGCTAACTTTATGTTTCTAACGTCTCTAAGATCTATAGCATCGTCTAGCTCTATTAGTCCTTGGCCTAAAGCAACTTGTATATTGTTCTCCAACATCTGACGTTCTTCATCATCTGGCATTAGCTCTATGAAGATACCAAAGTCATATAAGTGTAAGTCTTTAATTTCCTCAAGCGTAGCTACGTTATGAGAACCTATAGCTCTAATAAAAGCTTCCTTAGTAGGTGAATACTCTACAATATCAGAAACTCTTAGTGAAAGCGACTCAGCCACTTCAGAAGTTAAGTACATCATAGACTGCAATATATGTCTTGTAGCTGTATTAGAGTTTGCTGCAGCCATTTTCTGTATACCAACTAAAGCATTTTTATCTGGAGTAGAACCATCTCTAGCTTCATTTAAGCCAGTCACGTCTCTAATCATTTGCATGTAGTAATTGTACGTAGTTATTAAACTTTGTATCTTATTACCACCACTACCACTTTGTATTTGCTGAATAGGTACTTTACCTGGGTTCATATCACCTTCAGAGGTGAATGATCTACCTATAACAGAACCTGTTTGGAAGAACATGTTTAAAGCCTCTTGAGGATTATAATTAGTTCCATTACCTAAATCTACTTCAGCTAGACCATCAGCGTCTAAGTATACACCATCAGGTACCATTCTGTTTAGTACTTGCTGTAGCTTCAAGTGAGTTAGCTGAATCATATCAGCGAAACCAGTTATTCTATTAACTAGTGATTGTATTCTACCGTCGTAAACTCTAGGAGCTACGATGTTGTAATTCATTTTAACCTTACCAAAGTCAGACTTAGACCGCATCATATTGCTAGCCATCTCCCACTTTAATAACTTGTTAGAACCTAAAATATAAACACCTTCGTATAAACATTCAACAACTCTGTCTAATCTACTGAACTCACCGTCCATGTCGGATGGTGGATTGAACGTATCGTCTTTAGGTATAACCTTATCAGCGCCTGTTCCAGTTTTCTTTAACTTGTAAACATTGTTAGCGTGTGTCTTGTAATTGAAGTACAACACATCAACCTTGTTTCTATCATAGTCAGTCCTGTTGTTTGTTATGTCTCTAGGTCCTTCAACTATCTCTTCTATCTCAGACTCGGTCAGGTTAGGGAACTCTTTAACTAGTTCATTTATTGGTATCTGCTTAACTTCACCTACGTAATATATATCATCAAAGTAAGGTGAATCAGTGTGAGAGTATATTAAATTACAAGGGTCTACGTATTCTACTTTAGCTCCGTCACCATAGTTAAACGTGGTCTTAGTAGCACCTATACCTATAGTTACTAAATCGTATATAGCTCTACGTTTTATAAGATCGTAGTTGCAACCTTCTAGTAAAGTGTTTATAGCTTGCTCTTCTGCTATTTCAACAGATTGCTTGTAGCTAAGCTGCATATGCAATGCTAACTCTTCTTCTGTGTCTGGTAATGTTTCTTTCTTGTTCTCATAAAGGTCTATACCCATCTGAGATTTTACAGTGTCATTGTACTCAGTAGATCTCATATCTCTAAGCATAGACTCCATATACTCGGTTCTCTTACTTACACCATGGCTATCTTGAGAGAAAGCATTTATTTCATATGCTCTTTGAGACATACCGTTAACTACTATATCTACAAACTTAGATATAATAGGCACGGGCTTCCAGTCTAGGTTTAAGTAGCTAAGGTCACCGTTTATTGAAAGCTCGTTCTTGTACTTCTCTATAGGCTGCTCACCTCTAGCGTATAATCTTAATTTGTGAAAGTTATTATTGTTATCATGGTATCTATTGTTGATGCCATTAAACCATTCTGACTGAATAGCCTTAGCAACTCTCAGACCGTAGTCTTGAGACATTTTTTCTAAATCGCTTACCGCTTGTGACGGGAAGTTTATAACAGACTCTGCCATATCACCGTTTAATTATTTTTGAGTTAAATCCATTGTTGCTGTATTTCGATACCATAATATTTAAGGGTTGTCTTTTAGTCTCTGGGTTTGGTTTATATAGATGCCTATTGCAAGCCATGATCGCTAGACCAGAACTTATAGAAGCATCAAACTTTGTTCTTTTGTTTATATCAAACTTAGACCAGTCATTTAGTGTGGTATTAAAATACATAGTACCGTAAGTACCATCTTCGCACATACCTACGTGATCGTTAATATACATTTCAATAGCTGCAGCATGTGCTTGCTTTATATCTTCACTTGAGTTAGGTATACCACCAACTTCTTTTTCAGCAACTGAAAGCTTGTTCCATATCTTATCTGGCCTGTTCATGCTAAACCCTCTATAACCTCTTCTGCGTAAATAATACAATAGACGAGGTTTATTGTTCTCTGCGAGTATTGGCATCCCGTAAAATACTAATGCCATTAGAACGTCCTCAAAGAATATCTCAGCAGTCTGAGGTCTAGCTAAATACTCTAAGAAAAAAGTATTAGCTGGAGCATCTTCCATACTGAATTTTGTAAGACCGTGTAAAGCTCCTTTAGATCCTTTACCATCTACTGTCCCTGATATATCATAGCTGTCACAACCAAACGCACCCATATGCTCATTACCTGGGTACTTGATACCGTTCTTTATTACAACATTGTTCTGCGATCTACCATTAGGAACCCAGCTAACCTCAAACCTACCGTTAGGATCTGGATTAAAATGTACTTTAGTATCTTTAACTCCGTTCTCCCATTGGAAGTTTCCTCTAGTTGTTACTGATGAGTTTCTATTACCTTCATTATAATCTATCTGCTCGT